TTTATGTTGGAGATTACAACGAAATCGAAACGCAAATGATTAAGCTTGTGCCGACATTGAGAAAGTCCCAGCGACGTGAAGTTCTTGACTATTTGACGTTGATTTGTGAAGATAACAAAATCTACAAAAATCCAAATTTAATTGCGTTTGCAAACGGGGTTTTGGATTTGACCGACATCGAGGGTGGTTTACAGGAATATTCCCCAGATATGTTTTTGACGAACAAGTTCGAGTGGGAATATAGACCAGACGCCTATTGTGAATTGACCGACAAGACACTTTCTAAAATGTGCTGTGACGATAAAGAAATCAGAGCAATTCTTGAAGAATGTATCGGTTCGTGTATGTATGGAAGTAATCAGCTTGCAGGTGGAAAAGCATTTATCTTGACTGGTGCTGACGGGTCAAATGGTAAATCAACATTCTTAGATGTTCTCAAACATCTGGTTGGAATTGACAACTGTTCAGCTTTGGATTTGTCTGAATTATCGGACAGATTTTCAACTGTGATGTTGTTCAATAAGATGTGCAACATCGGTGATGATATTGCTGACGATTACATTTCGAACACAGCCATATTCAAGAAGATTGTTACGGGAAATACAATTTCGGCTGAATACAAAGGTCGTGACAAATTCGATTTTATTCCGTATTGCAAATTGTTATTTTCAGCGAATAACATTCCGAGATTAGGTCGAGGAAAAGACAGCCGAGCGTTAAAGCGTAGACTTGTTATTATTCCGTTCAACGCAAAGTTTTCTCAAAACGATGATGATTACGACCCATTCATCAAATACAAGCTGATTAAAAAAGAGAGCATCGAATATCTAATTCGTATCGGGATTGAGGGGCTTATGCGAGTATTGACAACAAATGATTACACACAGTCGGTAAGAGTTCAGAAAGAACTTGACGATTTCGAGTTGGAGAACAACCCGTTATTGTTATTTGTTGAAGATAAGACAGTAAATGATTTCGTGAACGAGAGTACGACCGACCTGTATCGAAAATACACATTGTTCTGTGCCGACAATAATATTTCGGCTGTTAGTAAGATTTCATTTTCAAAGCAGGTTTGCTCACACTTCAAGTTGAAAGTTGTCAATCAGCGAGCGGGTGGCGAGATTGTGAGAATGTTTAAAACACACGGCTAAAATGCGTTCTAAGGCGTTTTAAATTTGGTAGGGTAATTATACTACCCTACCCATTAAAATGGCTCTACGGGGCTTGTAGGAGGGTTATACGATATGATATGCACATTTGCAGGGCTTGACGGCGAATGTAGAATTTTAAAAGACACAATCTGCGACGAATGTCGAGAGGAAACGTGCAAATTCAAAAAGACAATCGCCGAGTTTGAATACGCACAAATCGAGGCACAAATGAGGCTTGAAAGACTGGGACTGACACCCGTTATTCGAGGCGTGGGGAAAAACGCCCACGTTACAGTTGTACCGATAGGAGGTGACGAAAATGAGGATTGACGTTAACGAAAGCAAATTTTACATCGAAATCGACCAGATAAGACTGATTTACGAGAATGATGTTCTCGTAGGCTGGTACAGACCATAAGGGGGCGAAAAAATGGACAAGTTGACAGACGGACTGAAACACGACGGGGGTAAACCCCGTCTTGAACTTGTGCCACCTATTTTGTTGGAGGCAGTCGGCACAGTAATGACACACGGGGCAGAAAAGTACGGGGTCGGAAACTGGAAAAAGGTTGACCCAGAACGCTATAAGGGTGCGTTACTTAGGCATTTGTGTAAGTACCTGAAATCCCCGAAAAGTGTCGATGAAGACAGTGGGCTTCCACATCTGTATCACGTTGCTTGCAATATTGCATTTCTGTTGTATCTTGACAGTTAATAATTTGTTTACAATCATTTTAAAGAATGTTATTGAAAATAACATTTTGTTATGTTAGAATTAAGTCATAGAAAGGTGAGGGACACCTTAAAACAACAGATTAAGCAAGAGCAAACAGCTCAGAAAGAGGTAAACATTATGACAAACTGGTTAACAAAGGCAATTTTTAAGGCAATCAAAGAACATTGCACAAACCCTGACAACAAATATATAGCAGACAATAAGCCTGTTGAATTCATCAGTATGGAAGAATCAACAAGAAAAACAGTTAGATGCGATGCTTGTGACGGTAAGCCTACACTCACACATTACACAGTAAAGACTCGTCATAAGGCTTCAAAATACGAAGACAATATCTCAATTTGGGACGTATGTATTTACTCTAATGGAGATTGCGGTATTTATTTCGACGGAACAGAATACAGAGCATAAGCAACCCTGACGAGTCTTTGAAAATTAAGACGAAACGGTCGAAAGACCGTCGGTTGTAAAACTAAAAATTAAACTTGGGAGGTTTGAAAATGTCAACAGAACAGGCAATTAAGTATCTGAAAAATGTACTTGCAAAATGGACAGCGTTTTGTGGTACACACATTAAAATCACAGAGGCGATAAGGGTGCTGATTTCAGAAATTGAGGGGGTCGAGGACTAATGCGTGAGATTTTATTCAGGGGTAAAAGAGTTGACAACGGGGAATGGCTTGAAAGTATCAGCATTATAAATGTCGTGGGCGAGTTCGGTTGTATGTGGCATATGGCACAGAGGTCGAACAATTACAATATGCGTGCTTTGTTAGACAGGCATAAAAATATCACCGAAATATCGAATTGCTATTTATATAGAGTTATCCCCGAAACAATTGGTCAGTTCACAGGGTTTTATGATAAACACGATAGGAAGATTTTTGAGGGGGACATTTGTTTGTGTCATAGAAATATAAACAAGAGCATTGACAAGAAAGTTTTCCAAATATGCTATGACAAGGTGAGGGGTTTCTGGGGATTGAGCAATGACGATTTTACCATTGACCCGTGCGAGTTTGATTTGTGCGAAATCATAGGTAACATACACGATAATCTTGAAATCTGGGAGGGTAAATCGTAATGCGTAAAAAATTATTTCGAGGAAAAAGCAAATACGATAATTGCTGGTATGAGGGCGACTATCGTAAGGGTTGGACAGAGAAACTCCCGTTTATTGTGGAGCTGACCGATGATTTTGAAATCGTTGAACATATCGTAATTCCAGAAACGGTTGGTCAGTTTACTGGGGCTTGTGATGTTCGGGCGTGTGATATTTTCGAGGGCGATGTTCTCCATTATATTTTTGAGCGTGACGGTCTGGACGAAAAACTTAAAACCGTTCTCGTCGAGTGGAGTGAGGACTACTGTGGTTTTGTGCTTCGTTGTGGAAAAAGTATGTTCGACAATATTGATATGTCTAAGAGCCTTACCTCTCGTTGCTATGAGATAATTGGAAATGTTCACGACAATCCCGAATTGTTGGAGGAGGTTTACAACAATGAATGATTTTAAAATCTACGACTCTTTCTGCCCGGTTTGTCGGGCAGAGGGTGAGTTAATACAGACTCGAAAAAAATATTATGTTCGTTGCTCGGAATGTGGCGACAGGGTTAAAACTGGTTACTATGTGAAGTTTAAAGAGGCTATCAGAGCGTGGAAAAGGGGGCTGATTAAATGAACGTTGACGAAATTTTAAAGGCTTTGGAATGTTGTTTCGGCGATACTTCTTGTACAGGTTGTCTGTTAGAGTTTGCTGGTGCTGGTTGTAGGAAGATATTGCGTGATGAAACCATTGACCTTATCAAACGACAGCAAGCCGAAACTAAGAGGTTGAACAACAATATGGACGCTATGGTTAAGGAGCATAACAACCTTATGAAAACCATAAGGGAAGATGTAATCAGAGAATTTGAGGAAAAAGTTAAAGCAAAAATGACTAACTACAATCAAACAAATGAAAGTTATAGCTTTAATGTATTAATGCCTGAGGATATTACATTGATTGCAAAAGGAATGAAAGGAAGATGAAAATGAAAAAGATTAAACTGTTGAAGAAAATCACAGGTGATGTGCCAACGTTTTATAGAACATCAACCATATATAATATGTGCGTTACTATAAACGCTCTTGTAGATATAGTAAACGAGTTAAATAAAAGGGTTGAAATTCTTTTGCAAGACCACCCAACCGAGAAAGGAGATAAAGATAATGAGGGATAGATTGATTGAGTTATTAAAGGGAGCAGAAACTAAGGTAACAGAAATGAATTCTACTCCATTAGCACTCGAAGAATGGCTCGGTATATATGCCGACTATCTTCTTGAAAATGGTGTGATTGTTCCGCCTTGTAAGGTTGGAGATACGGTTTTTTATCTCAATAAAAGACCACACATTGCACTTCGTCAAAATACGATATATGAAGCTAAAGTGGTGCGTATTTTTACAGCAGCCATAGGAACGGCATTAAATCTTGTAATTCAGATACACAATGACTATGGTTGTGTTGAAATTCCAGACATAAAAAAAAATAGGTGAAACAGTATTCCTCACCAAAGAAGAAGCAGAACAGGCATTGAAAGGCGGTGAGGGGTGATGGCTGAATTGTTACCTTGCCCGTTTTGCGGTGGAGAAGCATTTGTCGAAGAACACAAATTTCACGGATGTTCAAACACATACGGAGTTAAATGTTCAAAATGCCATACACAAACATTTCAATTTTTTGATACAAAAGAAATGGCAGAAAAGAGTTGGAACACACGCACAAAAGAGGGTGAGTAAATGATTATTGCAGGCATTATATTTGTTGGAGCGTTATGCGTGGCTATTATATGGAGCAGTATGATTGTTGCAAAGAGGGCTGACGAGCGTATGGAGGAGGAACGAGAGGACGAGAACAAACGTTCTTTGTAGCAAGATTATAAGATGTTCAATATATATTCTTATATTATATTATTTTCACGAAAAAAAACCCGTAAAATACGGGTTTTTTTATTTGCTAAAAATTAAGAAGTTGTGCAGAACCTTATACATCTTACTACACCTTGACACAAAGCGTTGACTTTTGTTCGTTTTAATGTTATAATGTTATTGTAAACAACAAAATGTTGTTCAAACCTACCTGTTATTTCGAGCCTAAGTTTTTATTCCCCCTTTCAGAAACTTAGGCTCAAAAACTTTAGAGGAGTTTATACAATGAATATAATTGAGAAAAAAATATCTGAAATCATACCTTATGAAAAAAACCCAAGAAAGAATGACGACGCTGTAAAATACGTTATGAACTCCATTAAAGAGTTCGGCTTTAAAGTGCCGATTGTCATTGATAAAAATAACGTTATTGTTACGGGTCACACAAGATACAAAGCTGGTTTAAAACTCAATCTTGATACCGTACCTTGTATTCTTGCCGATGATTTGACCGATGAACAAATCAAGGCGTATAGACTTGCCGATAACAAAGTCGGTGAGCGTTCTAAATGGGACATCGGATTGCTCGATGAAGAACTTTCAGAAATCTTAAACATAGATATGGAATTGTTCGACTTTGGCGACAAAGAAGAAAAAGAAAACCCATACACCAAAAAAATAAATATTCCCCAGTATGATGTTACAGGGGAAAAGCCTGACATTTTGGAATTGGTCGACGATGTTAAAACGAATGAACTTATTGAAGAAATTGAAAAGTCAAACGTTTCGAAAGCAGAAAAAGAATTTTTAAAACAGTCGGCAATGCGACATCTGTGTTTTAATTATTCAAAAGTAGCCGAATACTATGCGAATGCGAGTGAAGAAATGCAGGAACTTATGGAAAAGTCAGCACTCGTAATTATTGATTTTGAAAATGCAATCGCAAACGGTTATGTTCAGTTGTCTGACAAAATACAGGCAATGTATACAGAGGGTGGTACGGTATGATAACTCGTGAAGTAAAGCCTCCTCGTGATGATTTTGCGGTTTTTATTTTGTCGCACGGCAGGGCAGATAGAATTCATACGTTAAAATCCCTTGAAAAATCAAACTATACGGGAAAATGGTACGTCGTAATTGACAACGAGGATAAAACAGCCGATGAATATTACAAGCGTTATGGCGATAGGGTGCTGATGTTTGACAAATTAGAAATGTCTAAAACATTCGATACGGCAGACTTATCACAGGACAGACGCACGATCGTATATGCAAGAAACGCCTGTTTTGATTTGGCGAAGCAGGTCGGAGTTAAATATTTTTGTGAACTTGACGACGATTATACAGGGTTTTATAGAAGATACGAAACTGACGGAAAACTGGCAAGTGAAATCGTCCCAGATTTCAATGCTCTTTGCGACGCTATGATTGAGTTTCTGGAATGTAGCAATGCGAAAACGGTTGCGTTTGCACAGGCAGGCGATTTAATGGGTGGAAAAGACAGCCATAGATGGTCAGAAAGAGTGTTGCGAAAAGCAATGAACTCCTTTTTCTGTTCGGTTGAGCGACCATTTCAATTCGTTGGAAGAATAAACGAGGACGTTAATACATACACCGTTCAGAGTCAGCGAGGGGATTTGTTCTTTACAATATGTGATATTGCTCTTGTTCAGAAACAGACACAGAGCAACAAAGCTGGAATGACAGGTGTATATTTAGACGGTGGAACATATTTAAAGTCGTTCTATACGATTTTGTTTTCACCGAGTTGTGTTAAGGTTGCGAGTATGGGTACGAGCCATAAGCGATTACATCACAATGTAAACTGGGAACATTGCGCACCGAAAATTCTAAATGAAAAATGGCGAAAAAGAGGGTGAATAAATGGAAACACCAAAGGGCAAACGCCTTTATGAAATGACGAAAGAGGAACTTTCAGCTTGTGGAAAAGTTGGAGGCAAAAAATCTGGGGAAACAAGAAGACGAAAGCGTGAAATGAAAGATACGATAAATGCAATTCTTTCGATGCCGATGAAATCTGGCAAAGTTTATGACGCAGAACAAATCAAACGTTTTGTGGATTTCAAAGGGAAAAATATTGATGTGCAAACAGCTATGATTGTAGCACAGGTACAAAGAGCCTTGAAAGGTGATTTACAGGCGACACAGTTTATTCGTGATACCATAGGTCAAGCACCAGTCAAGGAGGCAAAACTTGAAACAAATTCGCAAGATGTGAACTTACTCGCTGAAATCGTAGGACAGATGAAAAATGAATAACTTTCCACTTTCTGAAAAGTACAGGGATTTTATGAGAAGTTCTGCAAAAGTTGAATTCTTAGAGGGTACTACATTTGCAGGAAAAACAACGGTCGGCGTTGTAAAATTTATGTTCAAGGTTGCACAAAGCGAAAAGAAGTTGCACATTATATCTGGTCTTGATACGGGTGTTATCGAGAAAAATATTCTTAACAAAGACTGTGGACTTTTGGAAATCTTCGGAGAGCTGGCGATATACAATGCAGGTGGTAAAGGGTTGCACAGTTTACCACACATTGTTTACAATACCCCACAGGGTCAAAAAATAATCTATGTTTTGGGGTATGACAACAAAGCACGTTGGAAAAAGGCACTCGGTGGTCAGTATGGTTGTGTTTATATCGACGAAATTAACATTGCTGATATGGAGTATGTTCGAGAGGTTTCAATGCGTTGCGACTATCTTATGGGAACGTTAAACCCAGACAATCCAGCGTTGCCGATTTATTCGGAGTATATCAATCACAGCAGACCGATTGAAAAATACAAAGACGACGCACCGATTGAACTTTTAAGAATGTTGAACGAGGAAGAAAAGCCGAACTGGGTTTGGTGGTACTTTTCGTTTAAAGATAATGCGAGTTTGACTGATGAAAAGCGAGAACAAATCATTTCTAACGTTCCAGTCGGAACAAAAATTTATAAAAATAAAATCTTAGGGTTGAGAGGAAAAGCAACGGGGCTTGTATTTAGCAACTTTGACCGTTCAAGACATTTGGTTTCGGCTGATGAAATCAAGGAAGATTTTCAGTATTTTTCAGCAGGTCTTGATACGGCGTATAGTTCTGAAAGTCCTGACACAATAGCGATGTCTTTCATCGGAGT